TATAGTTGATGGAGTCTTAAATATAATCTCCCGAGTAATATCCGGAACTCAAACAACTATCCAGGCACTAAACCTAATTAAAATAGCAACAGCAGCAGCCTCACAGATACTTCCCTATATCCCCGGAGCAATTCCAGCAGCGATCTCATCCTTTGATGATATAAGAACTATATTAACATTTAAATCAGATGGTAATCCCAGATTACCAGAACTTAAAAGATCAGTTGATACCGGATCCACTTACGTCACAAGAGCAGCTTTAGTGTTTAATTCAATACTACTTGCTTTAAGAGGAATAGACTTATTCTTAGAAAAATGCGGAGAAACACCAGGAGAACCTAATGGAGATCTAAATAATATAACATCTAATGAAGATCTAAATAATACAACATTAAGGAAACCTAACGAAGATCTAAACAATTTAATAATTAAAGGACAGATAGTGTCTAGCAGTGATTTTGAGACATCCTATAAAGGATTTACGTTTAGAATCATAGAAAAGCCTTTTTCACCGACAGTAAATCGTAAGATTGGTCAAGCTTTAAACAGTCAGGGTATAGTTTTACTACAAACAGATCCATCCTTTACTACTGACCCTCAAGTATTAATTGAAGAATTAAAACTCATCATAGACCGAGATAATCTAAAAGCAAACTAAACAAATATTTATAAATAATGAAATCAGACGCTCTAAAGAAATTAATCAAAGAAGCTGTAAAAGAAGCTATCCAAGAGGAAATGAAAGAGATTCTTCTAGAGGCAGTTCGTGCACCTAAACAAGTTGTAACGGAGAATGTTCAACCGGCAGCAAGACCGGCAGCAGCTCCAACTCAAGCAGGACCTTCTGTAAGAGAGAAATACTCTTCTCTACTAGATGGAATGGCCCAGTCAAGAAACGGAAATTTAAATATGACTTCAACTGACGCTATGGGTTTTGGAGCCGGACCAGGTTACCAACCTCCAGCATCAGCTAATACAGCCGGTGAAGGATCTGCATTACCCCCAGGGGAAGTATCTCTTGATCAGGTAATGGGTTTAATGAAAAGATAAGTAAATAGATGGCATTCCCTATAAGAACAATAAATCCGTTAGATATTAATCCTTCCACCGGAGTAGGGGTAAGCCTTAATTACCAAACCCCTGGAGTATTTAAGACAACTTATACAACCTTTGAGGCAACTAAAAACAACCTACTTAATTTTTTATTAACAGGAGGAGGAGAAAGGTACCTAAATCCTACCTTCGGGTTTGGTTTACAATCTTATCTTTTTGAACAATTAGATAATATAACTGATGCAACTATACAGGAAGACATTCAAGCAGCAGTGGCAGAGTATTTCCCTACTGTTACTGTTGATGAGATTACTGTAAACCTCCTCCCAGATACAAACCAGTTAGATCTAAAACTTAAATTCTCTGTAGGAGAACTTAGTGATACTATACAAATTACCCTAGGATAAAATGGCAGTTAATAGAGATATAAAATATTTAAATCGAGATTTTTCACAATTACGTACTGATCTCATCAATTATACTAAGACGTATTTCCCAACTACGTATAATGACTTTACTCCTGCATCACCAGGTATGATGTTCTTGGAGATGTCTGCCTATGTTGGAGATGTAATGTCGTTTTATTTAGATAATCAAATTCAAGAAACCTACCTACAGTACGCCCGTCAGACAAGTAATCTATTTGAATTAGCCTACATGTTTGGGTATAAACCTAGAGTTACAGGAGTAGCTACCACCACAGTTGATCTCTATCAACAAGTACCTTCTAAACTTTCCGGTGGAGTTTATATTCCTGATTTTGATTATACCTTATTAATTGGAGAGAATGCAGTTTTAACTTCCGCCAGAACCCCAGGAACTAAATTTTTAGTTCAAGATAGTATTGATTTCTCTGTATCTTCTTCTACAGACCCTACTGAGATCACAATCTACGAGACTGCTGGAGTAAATCCTACTAGCTACCTTTTAAAGAAAAGCCGACAGGCAATTTCTGCTACAATCAACACACAGACCTACTCATTCACAGACCCAGTTCAATTTGATACTCGAACACTTACTGGAGAGAATATTATCGGAATCTTAGATATCACAGATTCAGACGGTAATGTATGGTATGAAGTAGATCATTTAGCACAAGATACTGTTTACATAGGAAAGAAAAATAACAACGCAAACTTCCCATCCGGACAAAGCTCAGATGCACCTTATGTCTTACAACTACAACAAGTACAGAGACGTTTTGTAACCAGGTTCTTAGATTCAGGTTCTTTACAGTTACAATTTGGAGCCGGTACAGCTAATGAAAACGATGAAGAGATTACACCTAACCCAAATAATATAGGTTTAGGATTACCTTTTGAACAATCTAAGCTAACTACAGCATACTCCCCTACAAACTTTATATTTACAAATACATACGGTATTGCACCCTCTAATACAACTCTAACTGTTAGATACTTAACCGGAGGAGGAGTGACAGCAAACGTTCCAGTTAACGATTTAACTAGTGTAGCTGGAAATATAAACTTTCAAAATTCCAACCTTACCGGTGTAACAGCTGATACATACTTTAGATCCCTAGCAGTAACTAATCCATTAGCAGCCCAGGGAGGGTCTTCCGGAGACTCAATCGAAGAGATCAGACAAAATACACTTTCAAACTATCCGACTCAGCTAAGAAACGTAACACCGGACGACTACTTAGTAAGAGCCCTATCACTACCATCCCAATACGGTACTATTGCTAAAACTTATATCGAAAAGACTAAAGTAGAAAATGTTGAAGTAGGTGAAATCCCTACAACTTTAGATCTTTATGTATTAACCTATAATATAAATCAACACCTAGTTGCTACATCAGATACATTAAAGAATAATCTTAGAACCTACCTTAACCAGTACAGAGTAATAGGAGATTCAGTTAAAATCAAAGATGCTTATGTAATCAATATAGGAGTTGACTTTGAAGTTACAGTAGATCCAAATTACAACAATAATGAGGTTCTTCTAGCAGCTATAACAGAATTACAAAACTATTTTGCAACTGATAATTGGCAAATTAACGAACCAATACTCCTTAAAGATATCAATATTCTTTTAGATAAAGTAGATGGGGTAAGAACAGTTAAGAATGTCATTATTAAAAATCTAACTGGTGAATCTTTAGGATACTCCAACTACGCTTATGATGTTCAAGGAGCAACAGTCGATAACGTAGTCTATCCTTCTGCCGATCCGATGATCTTTGAAGTTAAATACCCAGCTTTAGACATTAAAGGAAGAGTAGTTTCTCTTTAATTCATATTTATAACAAATGGCTGTTTACAAACTTTTCCCTGAAAAAGACGCTACCCTATATAGCGAGTATCCGGTAATGAATACCGGTATCGATGAAATCTTAGAAGTTAATTCTTACGAGGATACCGCAGGAAACTATCAAGCTAGTAGATTTTTAGTTAAATTTAATAATTCTCAAATCAATGAAACTCTAAATAGTATAGTAGGATCTGCATCGTTTAAAACATACTTAAGATTGTTTAACGCTAAAACGTTAGGATTAAATCGACAGGTAAATTTAGAAATCTACCCAGTATCTGGATCATGGTCAAACGGAACAGGTAAATATTTAGACAGTCCGGAAACAACTAACGGTGTAGGGTGGACCTACGCAACAACTTCAGGATCAGGAACATGGGCAACATCAAGCTTTGGAACCTATGTAACAGCATCCTTTCCAGCTTCAATACCCGGAGGAGGAACCTGGTTTACTGGTTCAAGTCTAGGATTAGACATTACACAAACAGCTTCTTTTGAATACAGAACTAATACAGATATAACTACTGATGTAACTAACACGGTTTTGAATTGGTATAGTTCCTCTATACCTAATGAAGGATTTATCGTAAAACAATCCACAGCTACAGAATTCTTAAACCAACCTTTAAATAATATTGAATTAAAATACTTCTCAGTAGATACAAATACAATATACCCACCTCAACTTGAATTTAGATGGGATGATTACTCTAGATCAACTACACTATCTACTATCTCAACAGCCGATTGTATAATCTCCCTACCCAACAATA